GCATATAGTTCATTTAACGAGTTCTCTGTAAAATCGGATGAATACATCAATTTGCCTTCATCCCTACGTTCAAGGTTGAACACACCCCTGTATTTCATCGATACCGGACTGGTAGTATAGACGGTAGTCTTCACACCATCATAATAATTATACATCTTCCGTGCAATCAACCTCCGGACATCGTGGGATTTCACCAACATGATAAGTAATTTACTCAAACGTTGGGTCTCAGAATTAACAACGAAATCGCTTTGCATAAATATCTGCGACAATGTGGACAACTGCTTGCTAAATGATGTAAAACCGAAAGCCATACCGTCGGCCATGAACACAAGGCCAAAATCTCCGCCTGTTGTGTAATTGACCTTGTTTGCCATGTAGAATGCCTTATAATAATTCACGTCATTAACGGTACATGGGCGAACCGTAATTACTGTTTCGATCGTAAATTGATAGTCTACCGGAAGTATGTGGATACGTGAAGGCTTGACGTATTTGTCACGCTCAATGTAATAATGGTTATTTGTCCGGAGACTTGAATAGGCAAACAGAGGATTTTTATTTGTGCCAAGCCTTATTTTTCCGACCAAGTAATTTTCCAATATATCAAAGTGCTTATCTGAATAAATGATATTTTCATCGCTATCCAACAATTCCTTAAATATTACACCACCTTCTTTGGGGTCGAATATGTTATAAGAGGAATGTTCATATTTAAAACTCTCCTCCACGTAACCAAACATTTTCTCGTACCCGCCTTTGTAAGTAGGGGGAAAGCTGATACCCACGCCTTTGCCTCTTTTCATTTTTAGGAAGTCCAAAAAGTCCCCGTAGTAAAAACTTTTAATATTAAAATTAAGTGCGCCTTTTTCAATCTTAGATATAGTATTATGATAATAAACTTTTGATTGTTCAATAAAAGCGTTAAACATTTCTTCTTGGTAATCGTTTTTCTTTTGGTGAAAGTTTGATACTCTCATTGCAAACATTACTTGAATAAGTTTTTTGTATTTAGTGTCATCCCATGTGTCAAAAACCATACGTAATTCAGGATTCACAACTTCAATATCAGTATTTGTATCAAGTAATAGATCAGAAATTAGTTTGGAATATAGACTTACATCATTAGAATGTACTGTGTATCCCATAGCTGACATGATTTTATCGGTGGTGTAGTTTCCTGAACATCCGATAAAAACATCTTTTCCTTTTACTCCTTTCATCAAATCCTGAAGGAGCAGTTTAACTTCCGGTAGTGTCGTTCCTGTAAACATATATTTAGGTTGTATATAACTTTATATACATTTTGCGTTAAGTACCTGCCGGGCATATTCCCGGCAGACTTAAACACAAATTCAATCATTCTTCAAGTTACTTGCAAGAACACTCATGCAATTTTTTCGGCTTCTTTCAGTCGTGTCAGATGGCAATTTCCATCACCCCGTAAACTGCACAAGTTTTCATGTTCTTGCTTTTGCTTATCGCTACTATAAGGGTTGAGCGGAAACAGGGAATCGAACCCCACTCTTTGGCTGGAATGCCAACGCTCTACCGATGAGCTATTTCCGCAAATGCCTATGCTGTCAAACCACCGCTTGCTTGGCAAATTTGACAGCATCCCATCAAACGCTATTGACGGTTGGCTAATAAATTCCGGTTTTCATAAACATTGCCAATGATTTCATATTCATAGGTGGACTTTCCACTTGCGTTGCCATCAACCCAATTACTTTCCTTAACAAGAATGCAAACAGGAAGTCCATAACGACTATTATTTTTAAGACCAAAGGATCCATCACGAAAAACGATTTCAGCTATATATTCATCAGGATAACCGCTTTTAGTAGTTTTCTTTACAATGTCACCCTCATATATTTTTTCCCCGTTCTTATCAAACAATCCAGTGAACTGCCCAACGGTTTCGGGATGAACGAAAAATGTTCCAATAGTACCATTCGTAGTATGGATAGCTGGGCACGTTACCATACTTCCTTTTGGCGTTAATGTTGTCACCAAATCACCATCAACCCACATCCCGTTATCTATCCGTTTACCTCTAAACTTAATGCTTCTCATATTCAAAACAAACTTGCTTGTTCATACTCTGGTTCTTTCTTCTCAACTACCCCGAACTCTGTTATCTCAATGCCAGTCTTTTCGGTAAGCCATTTTGCCAAAATATGACGATGGCAGAAATCACCCGGTTTTTCGTAACAGCAGAGAGCAACATCTTTGCCTTCACTTAATGATTCGATTTGTTCGATTACCTTATTAGCATCTTGACTCGCAAGAATCCTGTCGTAAAGCTTAAGATACTCATCATGAGAACATGCAGCACTTATCATATACCTTGTTGGAGCCACATTAACCATTTGTGGTACTCCACTAATAAATCTTGGCCTTCCAATAGCTACGCAAATAATTTTAACTCCTGCTTCTTTTAATTTTCGGCTATTACCGAAATAACTTGTGTAAATTTTCATTGCTCTTTTTTTATTTTTATGGTGTAAAGATACAAAATATGGCATAAAAAGCGTCACTTTTAGTCATAAAATTATCTAATTTGATGATTTTATTGTCTCAACCTTGTAACATTTCATCATGTGATCTGTTTCTCGTCCCATGTTAAAGATATTACCGAGATAGTATCTATGGGCTTCTTGTTCTGATAAGTTGATAGGGGTAACGAACCAGTCTTTATTGCCTTGTTCGTCTTTTAAATACACTTTTACTGTTGTTTTCATTGCTCTATATTTTATCCATTATATGATGCTGTTATTTTTTCAGCATGAATTTCTTTTCTCAAATCACCGTTTTTGTAAATTCTTACAGATACGATTCTAACGGTGTCGGACAGGAAACGTCCGCAGTCCCTTGTTACCTTTTGTTCAAGCTTAAACGCCTTTGCTAGATTTTTGGTACGCTTTCTTATGGTGCTCTTGAATCCAAAAACAAAATCTTCGGTATCAATTTCGAACTGGTAGGTATTAGAGTGTGCCTGGTTAAGTTCGGATGTAATTTGTTTTATATTGCTCATATTATGCTGATTTAAGTGATTCAAGAACTCTCATGTTTTCACTATCCTTACTTACAATGAAACGATAAACCCAACCTCCTTGCGACAATTCATTTTTAAATTTTAAGCCCAAAGAATGAAGTTTATTAGAAACCATTTCAATGTCCTTACTTCGATTGAACAAAGAAGCAACTCCTATACCATAAGATGCAGGATATATGCTAATACTATTTTTATCTGCTATCTTTTGAAGATATTCGTACAAACTTTTATATCTATTCTCTTTACTGATTTTATCAAGCACCCATTCAACAGTGACTTCTTTTTCCTTTGGAGTTTTAAACGACTTGCAGAACCAGTCATCCGAGTGACTTTTTGTTCCTATACCTATGTGGGTAGCACTCTTATAATCGTTCATATCGACAAAACCGTATCTATCATCTGCCCAAACATTGTAACCAAGTTCATTTAATTTGCTAATTGTTTCTTGTGTAATCTTCATTGCTCTTATTGATTAATTTGTTATTTTTGATATGTAAAGATACAAATAATATATTGAATATCAATATATTACATCTAAAATATCATCTTATTAAACTTTGTTTAACTATTTCATTTTCAGATACTTGGAAGTCAATATATACTTGCTTTTTTCAACTTCTTTGTCGGTATCAATTCCAAGTTGACGATAGAACGAGGAATTTCCGGAAAGACTTTCATTTGCAATTTGCAGTGTTCTGCGTTCTTCTTTGGTGAATCCGATGCGGAAAGTGCAGAAGATCGCCAATGCTTCTTTCAGGCGACCAGAGCGGAACTGGGATATGGCTTTACTTGTTTTCGTTTGCATTGCTGTTTTTAGTAATATCATTACACCCCATTCAATAGTTTTCATCTACTTTCTTTCCGACACGTTTGACAAACCTACCTATCATCTTTTCCAACTCATATCGCAAATCATCCTTATCTAGATACGAACAGAAGGTCTTAGCATTATCCAATGATTGCAGAATATTACTTACCGCATACTCTTGTTTGTCAGTAAGGCTTAATAATGATATGTTCATACTTGTTCTCCCCATAACTTTTTAGCCAGTTCGTATTTCTTTTGCAGTTCGTTCACCTCTTTCTTGGCATAAGTGAGGGTATACGCATGTTCACGTGGGTATTTGCCGGACTTTACACCTTCATGGTATTCTTTAGCTTGTTCCAGCTTATGCTCGTAGAAGTCGATACTTTCAGGCATTGAAAGATTGATCGTTTCAGCACGTTTTTCCCAATACTTGGCTACTCTTTCATGTTCGGCAGCTTTGTCGCTGAACTCAACACTTTTGCCCATATTATTCCAGGCATCATCAATCGCTTTTCGGTGCCGCTTTTCGCTATGATGTCCTACTTTGATAGGCTCACCGAGAGAAAGGAAATCAGCATCCTTATTTGACTTGTTATAAAATTCAGTACTCTTGCGTTCTGCGGATACAGCCCATTCACGTCTGCGTTCCGCTCTTTGCTTCGCCCATTCCTGAACATTGAAACCGTCAGCCCGAACGATAGAGTAATAATAGAAACCATCTTTCTCAAAAATCAGATTAAAAACGATGCTTTCATTTTCTTTGCCGTACTTGGTTGTAACCTCAATAACTTCTCCTTTTTCGTGCATTTCTTCGCACTTTGCCAAAAATACGTTTGGCGCAAATTTGTGGTACGTGTTCATTGCTCTTATGTATTAAATTGCTAACTTTAATATTTCTATATCTCGAATAAGTCTATTGGCTCTCTGCCTTTCATTACTTGCAAAGTCTTCATTACAGATACTTTCGTAGAATGCCGCATTTTCTTCTGCTTCTTTTAACGACATCTCTTTGCGTTCTATCAAAGACTTTATTGTATCAATATCATTGCTATTAATAATTTCTTCTAAAGCTGTCTTCTTTGTTAATTCGATTGTTGCTTTCATTGCTCTTGTCTTTTAATTGTTAGTAATATTGGTTTCTTTTAAGTATTGTAAAGATACTCATTATCAATGAATTAGCCAAATATTTACACAATTATTTTAGTCATAAATCGCTCATAACCAATGATTTAACTTTTGCTATAGAATAAAAATGCGCCGACTTTCACAAGCCAGCGCACATAAGAGCAATGAAAACACAAACAAGGAGTGTTTTCGGTTACAAAGGTACTAAAAAAACACAACTACAAAAAGTCTTTAAGCAACTCTTCATCACTAATAAAGCTATAATCTCTAGGATAAAACGTATTCGCTAATGCATCCATATAGTCAGGAGAACATTTAATACGTTTTTTGATATCTTCTTTAGGTTCAATAATAATCTTTCCATTACTAAGGAACTTCCACTTGGTTTCTGTAGCTTCTTCCATGAGTTGATCGCATGGTGGCAAAGCTGCACCAAAACCATTTTTAGGATTTAGCCAATCACGTAAAGCCCAATATAGATATGCACGCATGTTAGCAAATTCGTATTCCCCGGTAATATCATGCAATCCATCTGCCCCTTCCGAATATTTACATGAAAAAGCGTTTGTAAATTCTTCCTCCAACAAACGAGAATAGACACCTGCCCCTTCTCCTATCGTATCAATAAACGCTTTTGCTCCTTTCTTCTTTAGATAGGGGATCATCATACCTACTACGTGCATGTGATCCGCACGTCCAGCAGATTGATGAACATCAAATTGTGGAACATAGTTCCCGTATCGCGGACAAAGCACGCTGTTATCACGTCCCATACCGGCAACGTCAACACCTAACTTGCAAGATTTGGCTGGAATGAAACCGCTTGCCTGTAATTCCTGCCAATTCCTATTTGCTATCTCTATCCATTCATAAGGAATAAGAACATCTTCAGATACTTTCGGAAACATACCAAGTACCTTGACGCGAAACAAATCGTTAGGTCTGTATAGTTTACCTTCCCAATTGAAATCGCCTTCTCCCTCATTGAAATCTGTTTTTTGAATGGGAGAACACCAATTTATTACCTTGTCTTTTACCCATTCATAATCCACTTGACCGGGTATTACAATTTGCTTCTTTACTACATTTTCTGCATTTAGAGAGCTAAGTCTGAATTTTGCAAAACGGTCAGACTTCATAGAACGAGCCGCATAACCGGTAGTGATATTAGGATTGAATACTATTAACATCCGAGAATTTCCCTGCAAGTTACCTTCTATTGCATTATAAATAGTCTCGGATATGCCGGACGCTTCCGTTACAACGAACATGGTATTTGCTGCATGAAAACCAGACCAAACTTCTGTGGCATTATCATCCGCTTTGAACCCCGTTAAAAACCACTCCTCATAATTTGTTCTTATATCATCTGATACCAATCTTCCCGGACAACAAAACGGAAACTTTGCCCTTGCTGAACGTACAAGCCTTCTAACTTCTGGTGTCATAATGTTTTTTACCTGCCTTCCGGATGGAGCGGTTAATGCGACCTTTGTATTTTCAGACAAAACTCCATTTCCGTCAAAACGAGGAGTAAGATACATAAAACATAATGCAGCACAGGCGGCAACAAAATCTTTCCCTCTTGCCGTGCCTGATGCCACTGCGGTCATAGGATTATACTGCACAGATTCAATGATGGCTTGTTGTTCTTTGTCAAGCCTTGCGCAAAGCACATCACGTGCAAACTTGTTCCAATCTTTAGACCAATAGTGTATTGCTTCATTTATTATTTTTTTCTTCTCCTCGCTTGTTTTCATTACTGTATGAACCTGTAAGAGATTTCAAAGCATCTACCCATTCGTCATTGTCCACATTGACATCTTGCTTATCTTTCCAAATATCCGGTTTTCTGTTCTTCAGCCAAAATATTTGAGCGGTAGTATCCCCTACAATATGTTTCTTAGTTTTCTTAACGACAGTAGTTTGTGCTGACCCGTCTTCAGCAACCCTTACTTCTGTAACCGTTTCTTCATAATCATAACCGATAGCCCGTTTATATAATGCGCTTTCTACTTTCAGGTCTGCTTCATGCCGACTTTCCTTTAGCAATTCACGCACTTCTGGGTGTTGGAAAAGGATTCTTTTGTAGGTGGTAAGGCCAATTCCTAATCGCTTGCAAACCCCTTTATTATCAGCACCATTTCGACAATCGGACTTTATTATTTCTTCTTTGCCTTTGATATACTTATCATACAATGACAACTTTTCTCTCGGTCTACCTCTTCCCGGCATACTATTCCTCCTTTTCTCCCAAACCTTTCAGGTATGTATCGCAAATATCAATCATCCGTGCAAATGCAACTGTATTGCTCTTTATATTATATTTCTTCTTCACTTCGGTAGCCACTTTGATAAAAGCTTCATAAGAACCAATGACAATTGAGCAGTCTTCTGATAATTCCTGCTTTTCCAGTTCTGCAAGCACATCTTTAATATTATTGCTCCTGCTTTCTGTAAATAGGAATTTCATTTCGGTAAGTTCAATATCTCCATCATTAATGGATACGGTTGGTATTTTATCCGTATCCATAAACTTGATACCGTTCAATCCAGAATACTCCCGTGATTCTATGCTGCGCATTTCCGAATATATTTCTTTGAGCATTTGCATGTCATCCTTGCCGACCAAAGCGTTATGGGATAATGTATAAGCAATCTGCTTGTCCTTATCTACCTCTTCAATATAGAGGATTAGGATATATTCAAGTTTCGCCTTGATACTTGCTTTCAGCCGATGGTTTCCTGACAAAATAAGGTATTTCCCATCATGCCGTTTCATAGCAAACGGCAGTTGGGAGAGGAAACCGTCTTCCGCCACATTCGCTGTCAGCCTGTCAAGCGTCTGCTTTTCCATATAATGGGCGTTTTTCTCCAATGGAACGCAATCTTCGGTCGGACTGACGTATGCCAGTTGATATGGAGCAATCAATTTGTTCACTTCATCCAGTTTCTCTTGAATGAAATGCACATCCTTTATTTCTTGTACTTTCTTATCCATAACGCATATAGTTCATTTAACGAGTTCTCTGTAAAATCGGATGAATACATCAATTTGCCTTCATCCCTACGTTCAAGGTTGAACACACCCCTGTATTTCATC